TTTTCCATTTCATTTTTGGGAGCTTCCGTATTCAGAAATTTACATTACACTCTGCTACTATTAAAATTGATTACATCCAGTCTTTGATATACTCTGATATTTAATTTACATTACACTCTGCTACTATTAAAATAAAAAGATATAATTAAGTCGCCCCCCCTTAGGGGGATTTACATTACACTCTGCTACTATTAAAATCTTTTCCTTTTTTGCCATTTTTACCCCCTTTTTTCGATTTACATTACACTCTGCTACTATTAAAATTAGTTCCATTTTATTTCTACTCCGTTAATTATTTGATTTACATTACACTCTGCTACTATTAAAATGAGCATTTCCTGTCCTGCTAAGAACTGTTGACCTCCATTTACATTACACTCTGCTACTATTAAAATGAAGCATATTATCATTTCATTTCTAAAATTTACAGATTTACATTACAGGAAATAGGGAGTACTTAAAGTACTGAAAATACTGCGTTTCTGTTTACCTCTTGTGTGTTAATCGTACATTATAGATTTGTGTGTATTTGATTTTATATGACAGATGTGTGTGATATACTTACAAAAAAAACAGGGCTTTTAAAGGCCCTGTTTTGATTTATATCTTTTTTTAATTTTATAGGCGAAATATTAATTGATAATTTCTACTATCGCACAGTAGCACCATTGGTTATCTTCGTAACCCCCCATGCCCAAAGCATCAGGTTCACGGTATCTCCAAGCTTTTTTTACTCTTACAAATACTTCTTTGTTTGTTAACTTATCGAAGTATTTGAATTCTTGCCCAACTGTGTAAGGTTCGTCGAAGTCATATAATTGTCTTTCGTTGTTATTCTCTTCTGCTAACAATTCCAGACCTTTTAACTCTGATTTTATTTTTTCAATATAATCAAAGTCATTATTTTTAGATAATCTTTCAATTTCTTTCAAATTATCATTTATAACATCAATTCCGTTTTGGTATTTTTTCCCTTCAACGCTATATTTTTTGACATAATACAGCATTGTATCAATGCCTTTTTTCTTGCTTTCAATTTCTTTTAAAGTTGCTTTTTCTTTAGCTTCTCTTGATATTTTCTCTAAATCAACTGGATGTAAAATTACTTCTGTGTAGTTCATATAACTGTTATTTTTAAACTCAACATTTACATTGAGTTCAATAACTTTATCTAAATTTCCCTTTGCCATTTCTTTTGTAAAGTTGTCATTCATAACAATCTTTACTTTTTTTCCGTTGAAAGCTATGTCTACAGCTTCAACATATTTTCTTCCAACTTTTTTTATTTCCAGTTTTTTTGATTTTTCTAGTTTCATTTTAATCACTCCTTGAATTTTTTTAAGGATTGTGATAAAATAAATTGAGTGTTTAGCGATACTCTGAGTAGTTCATCTTGGCGGGTGGCTACTCTTTTTTTTATTCTATCTTCCTCTATCTTAATAATATTATACTACATTTTTATATAAATGTCAATACCTTTTTTATAAAAATGTATTATTTTTTTAGTTTTTTTATTAGAGCGTCGGTCCTGTTACCGCCGACTTCATCCAGCACTCTGTATATAAGCTCTTTTTCTTCTTGAGTCACTCTGAAGCTTATATTTTTATCCCTTTCTCTTCCTGTTGCTTTTCTGCCCACCTTCCAGGCAGGTGTTTCTCCTCTCTTTACACCTCTCGGCTTTACCTTTTCCATATACCCACCTCCCATGTTACTTCCATCTTGATACTATTATACTATATATTTATAAAAAAGTCAATACCTTTTTTATAAAACAAATATAAAATTTTTTACCAATAAAAAAAGAGTGGCCACTACTGGCCACCCTTAGTCATTTTACTGTCACAGTAATACAGCAGTCCGATTGAGATTGCTGTTGTGATAATTACTATTATCAGATTTTCCGTCAGCATTGTATCCCTTAGTGATCTAACTACTTCTGCAGGAGGTCCCCCTCCTTCATTTGCAATTCTTAACATATTCCGCATAAACTGGTATTCCCTTATCTTTATAAGTGCTATATTTTCAATCAGGAAAAATAGGATAATCCGGATTATGTATTTGTTCGCGTAGTTTATTTTAGTACTTTTCTGTGCATGTTTGTGCTCCCTTCCCGGGAACATTTTTTCCCATAAAGTTTTTTTAGTCACCATCTTTATCACCATCATTCCGCGGAGGGAAGTATCTGTCGATGAGCCTGTCTAATATGGTAGGCATTTTGACAATGGCCAACTCGGACAACGGTTCTATAAGAAATCCGATGCCGAAAATGATGAACATTATGGCGACGTCAAGCTTTAAGATTTTTGGGAACATGACCATAAGAAAAATATAGAGGGCATCCGCCAATGCCCCGTTCAAAAGCCGTACCCAGAACGGCTTGATATCAATTTTATTATTTGCCCGGAATGTGATGTTGCCTAGAAATCCGAGCAGTACGCCGTATGAGATCATAACTACCTCCTTCGCCGTTTCCGTATCCAAACCAAAAAACATAAAATAACTCCTTTCTTCTGTCGGTTATAGTGCGGCAGGATTTTCCTTTTTTTCAATATTAAATATATTTTGCAGTACTACTCTTAAATCACAGTTTTTCTTAGCCTCTTCCAGTGCTATTGTTAATGCGTCCTCTCCAATTTCCTCAATAAAGTTCGGAATAAATGGCCTGTCTATTGACTTTTCTTTTTCCAGCAACTCTTCCAGCTTGTCCCAGAAACCGTTGTAAACCTCCTGAAATTTTTCTATCCCTGCTTTCCCTTTACTCAGTATTTCAGTTCTGTAAATCAGTGTTTTTGCCAGTTCTATAATTTTTCCCGTAATGTAAATTTTTGCTGCTATTCTGTCCATTAAAATCACTCCTTAAAATTATTTTTTATACAAGTTCATAGTGCGGTGTATCATACAGAGTTTTCCAGTCTCCGCCCCACACTATTTCCAGTCCCATTTCCTTTGCCACGGCCTTGACATGTCTTGAAATTTCAACAAGTTTTTTGTTGTCAAACATTTCTGCGTCAGTAGTATATTTTACATAGTTACCGTTCCCGTCATAATGCCCGCAAACAGCTATGTCTACTGCATGGCCATACCCATCAGCTTTCGCCTGATGGTTAGATTTTCTACTATATCCATCAAGTTTTGTAACGATTTTACCAGGCCTTGTACGCCCCTGCTGATATAGTTCATTTTGATACTCAGCCGTTCTTAGCCCCTGTATGATTTTAAAGTCATACGGGCTGTCGCTTATTGCCTTTTTCATAAGCTCAATTAACTTCGGATGTACCCCTTTCATTTTCTCAATACTTGCTTCTGAGAGCACGTATTTTTTCTTTGGATTGGCATCACCACCTATATTCTCAGTAGTCAATATGATTTCACCTCCTTCCACCCTGAATCCTGTGACTTTTAACTCCCTTCCTTCATGCAGAAACTCTGTCCCTACGAGATTTCCTATGTTCATTTTTACATCACTTTCCTTCCTATCAGTTCCATTTCTTTTAAATATCTATATAATTTTGACGGATTAAATTGGTAACCTACCCTGTCTTTTAACGATTTTAGCCTATATGTCAAGGTAAATTGTAAAGCATAATCTATTGCGTTCAGGCAGAATTCAGAACAGAAATATCTGTCATCATTCTGCACTTTACTAGCGTAGAAAAACTGTCCTAATATGCCCAAGTAGTCATACCCTTTACCTTGTGCCGTGTTATAAAACTCTACAATATCCTCAGCTCTGACACTGCTGTCCATTTCAAAAATTTCAAAGTTTTTTTGATTGTTAAATTTTTTAGTCCTAACTCCGCCCGGGTTTGAAAGAAAAACTTGATTATTATAAATAAACTCACAATGAGAATATTGTCCGAAAGTCCACGCGGAAATTAAAAACCCCACTACACCGCGGGGTCTGTGAAAGCTTATATACAGCTTGTCTTTTTCGAGTTGCATAAATACCTCCTTTATTCGTGAGATTAATCGTGTTAAAATCTCACGATTAATCTACATATTTTTATAAGCTTTTTCGTATCTGTCTTTAGCGTCATATTCTTTAAGCTCTTTATCTGTTAAATTTTCCAGATTATGCGATAGTAATGTCTCTGTAGCCATCGCCTTAGTTGTATGTGCCTGCATTATATTTGCCATTCTCAGCATGTCCTGTAAGGTCAGATTGACGTATTTTTCACTGTTATCTTTCGTATAAAATTTCCAGTTTTCGAATTCCGTCTTTTTCATCGCCTGACACATGACAACAATTCTAGTCAGGTTAGACTGGTCTATGCTCCTGTTGTTCTGCAAGTATTTCACACCGTTTACCTCGAACTCAAACGGAGCTACGTCATATTCCAGTCTTAACTCATAGAGTTCCTTTTTTATCTGTTCTATCCGTTTTTCTCTGTTTAATTTAATAGTATTATTTTCGATGTATTCAAATTCAGATAACTTAACTGTTTTAATTTTATTATTTTCTACAAGTTCATTGTCTGCAAGTGTGTATTTTCCGACAGCATATAGTTCTTCTTTTGACATTTCCCGCATGTTTCCGGATATTAAAATAGGATTTTGATACTCTATATCAGAGCAGATATGTCTCGTTTTATCCCAGTTGGGGTAAAATAAAACAGGATTATTTTTAAAATCTTCAAAGCTTGTCGCAACAGGATGTGCGACTACTTGTAAGGTATTTTTATCATATATATTTACTATCATTTTTACCTCCTTATTTTTTTTTATTGATTAATTGTGTATAAATTGGAAAATTTATACAAAGTGCAACAGACAAAGTTGTATGTCCATGCAGAAGCAATAGGACAAGGGAGAACTACATGTAACATTGTCCAAAAATGTGGCAACATAGTAACTATTATTTTCGACAGTGGTAACGCTTTGAGAAATATCAATGATAACACTGTAATTTTCCAAGTACCTGATGGATTCAAGCCAAAAAATTTTCTTTCAGTTAATGCTTCACAATATAACACTTCAAACGGAACCGTTTATATTGAAGCTAGCGGAATTGGAAAATGGAAAGGGGCAACGGTCAATTCTGCAAGTATAATATTTACAGTTAGCTATATTGTAGATTAGACTGTCTACTTAGCTAAATACACAACATTAAAATACAATGCCCCCTTGATACTTTGATGTCCTCTGTAAATAACACGACCATCAGTTTCAAGCTGTACACCAGCATTTTCAGTTGTCCCAAGTTGTCCGAGTGGGGCGACAGTATAATGCAAAGGTCTAAATTTTTCGGGCAGATTAAAAAGCACTGTACCTGCAGTTACACCTTTCCAAGCGTCATTGCTATCCATTGACAATATGCACAAACGACCGATCTTAAATACTTTGGCTTGAGTAAGATGTCCGAAAATCACATGTGTTTCGATTGTGTATAAATTTTCCAATTTCTTTGCATTTTGATAGTCTGAAATCGGAATAAATTTCGACCCCTCGAAATAAGTCAGATTATTTTCAACAGTTGGGACAACCATCTGCTTATTTGCTTTATCATAGTATGCTATCCCTACTTTTTTAGTTCCTGCATCCTGCAATAGTCCACCATATCCATCTGTACCCATCCAGTTCATTTTTTCTTCGTGTTTTATGTAATCCTGCAGAGTTGACAGTGTAACCAAAGTGGATGGGTTAATCTGCATTGTCGCTCCATTTGAATTGTTTATTTCAGTTATTAAATCTATTTCGACCGTGGCCAGATTAATCCCGTTTGTCGCTGGCATCGTGTCAGCCTCTGCCGCTCTTGTCACACTGTACAGTATCTCATTTCCCGAATCTATTTTTCCGTACAGCCCTATAGTTTCAATTTTATATGCACTGTTAACGGATGCATTTGTAAATATCGCATTCAGTCTTACTTTAGTGCCTTCCTGGCTTACTCTCGACAGATTGACTGTCTGCTTTATTTCATCGACATTTATGAGTTTTGACACATCAGTAGTATCATTGTAAACCTTACTTGATGTAACCATTCGAGTAAATGTAATCTGCTTGTTGTTTCCGAGTGCACTTGCTATCAAAGCCCTTCCGTTATCTGTTATGGTTGTGTCTTTAAAAATTGCCATTTTTTTAACCTCCTATCACATATTTTTTACCATGCATAAATCCTGATGTTGCAAATATCTTAAATACTGCATCAGGTAGTTTTGCACTTATTTCGTATTTCATATAATTTATTACCCCGTTCGTTATATATATCCTGTTTTCAGTTTTCGGTGTAAGTATATTAATACTGTTAAATCCTAAATTTGCAGGCAATATTGTTTTGAGCATGTTGTTCAGTTCGTCATATTTTTTCGCATCGTCAAACTTAGTAGTGATTCCAAGTTCATATGCGTTAAAATTTGGTCTCAGCTCATAGTTCCCTGTTCCGCACAACTGATCCATTCTGTTCACAAGTACACGCCAAGTGTATGGTATCTGGTCGTTCCAATAAGTTAAAACCCTAAAAATTCTGATTTCCAGCGTATCATTTTCATACCTGTGCAGTCCCAGCATCTCCTCAAACTTGCTTATTCCGTCTTCGTCACAGTACTGTATAAACTGATTATTAAACACCTTTCTAAGCAGTTCCCACAGCAACTTGAGTTCAGGCTCTTCACTTTCCATTATCCGCCTAATCTCCCTGTACTCCTGCATAAATTGAGGGAGGTACGACAACAGGTTGACGTTAATATTTTCTAAAATCGTCATACTGTGATACCTCCCCATACAGGAATCTGATACTCTGTCAATTGTAAGTTGTTAGGACTCCCGTTAATTGTTGTGTTCTGAATGTCCAAAATCCCATTTATGTCTAGTATTTTTGCTTCTATACGTGACACCCTTACAACCAAATTATTACTCACTTT